GCCCTGCACAACAAGCGAGTCACCGATCTGCCAGCCAGCGGGGTTGCCGGCGGTGCTGCCCATCGTGGTGGCCGAAACGGTCACAACGCCGGTCGTGCGGTTCACCGCAATCACCCAGCCAGACATGGTGCGGTCAACGCCAGCGGGCGAAACCGCACGCAGCGTCATGTTGACCTCAAAGTTCACAACGTCGGAGGCGTTCGCAAGCGTCACAATACCAGGCGTCAGGCCGCTGATGTTGCCGATGGTGCTGAGAGCACCGGAACCATCGCGGAAGAGCTGCGTGGCGAGCGAGTTGGTCAGGGCGCGGATCGCGCTGTCGATCACCACGGTCGCGCCGTTAATGAACGCCATCTTGTCCGTCTTGCTGGCAAGCATGGTCTGGTTGTCGATCTGCGCGATGCTGTAGTTCGCAACGCGGGTCAGGGCGAACGACTCCACCGTGGCGGCGGTCTGGTTGCCCTGCGCGTAGCTAAACGTGCCGCTGCGGCCCTGCGAAGTGTTCACGATCAGGGGGATCGGCATATACTTGCCGCCGAACTCCTCCATCTTCGGGACCATCGCGAGGAACGGGTTGTTCTTGTAGACCAGGTTCGCGATCTTCTGGTCGTCGTAGAGCTCCTTGAGAGCCGCGTTCGCAGCGCCAAGGTCGAACGAGAACGAGGGGCCACCCTGCTGGTTAAGGACAGGGGTGGGACCGGGAAGGGGAGCGCCGTTAGGACCAGGCCAAGACATATGAGTACCTTCCGCAGACAGCGCGTCATGCGCGTCCGCAAATCCACGTCGAGCGCCATGCGCTACCAGTGGAGAGTTGTCAAAAAGGGTCTAGAGGTTTCGTCTTGTGTCGCTGCCGTACCTAGCGATTACCTTCCCTCGAGCCGGGCCAGCGCTGCTGCAATCCGATCCGCGTCAGAGCGCGGTCGCTGCGGACTACCAGCGGCTACGGCACCCAGGTCGTTGGAGAGCGTCGGTCCCGGCTTCGGGGCAGACGTTCCGCTAACCTGCGGCGGGGTCGCTTTTTGCTGCGTCACTGCGAACTTCTTGGTTTGCTGCGCCTTGCGAGCGAGTTCCTCAAAGTGCTCCTCAACCAGCTTGCTTGCTTCCGGCAGGGACATGATCTTGCCGGTCTGGCCGAAGTGCTCTTCAATCAACCCGTAAACAAGATTTGCACCGTCGTAAAGGTTTGTCAACTCGTATGTGTCAGCGTGTTGCGCCACATACTCCGAAACCTCTCCACGGAAGTTTTCGATGATCGCCTGACTCTCCTGCTCCTGCATCAGCCGCTGCTGCTCAAGCAGACGCTGCTGCTCGGTCTTCGACTGATTGCGGAACTCGTCAAGTTCCTGCCGAAGCGCCATCACCTCGGCATTCGGAGTCGGCTTGTTGTCGTTCAGCACATACTCGGTGATCTGCTCGTAGGTGAGGCCAAGCTCCTTCAGCGCGTCCAGCGGGTTCAGCGCGGCCTGGCGCTTCATCTCGCGGAACCGCGCCATCTCCTCGGCCTGCTGCGCCAGCAACTGCTGCTGCTGCTTCACCGCCTGCTGCTTGCGAAGAAGATCCTGCTCCTTGCGGGCCAGCATCGCAAAGCGATCAGCCTTTGGAGGCGCGGGCGGCTTCTCCACCACCGGCTCGGGAACCGGGGCCGCCTCTGCCACCGGAGCCTCGGGCGGCGGCGCATCCGGCACCGGACCTCCCACCGTACCCGTCGTCATGTTCGTCATCACTCCCTCAACACCCATTCCTCACTCCTTGGTTACTGTACCGGGACATTCGGTACAAACTCACTAGCCGGCATCGGCATCGGCGGCGCGAGCGGCTCACTGGTCGCTCCAGGCAACGGCATCCCCATCGGCATCGGGGGCGGCAGCATCGCCTGCTCAATCTCGTTGATCTGGGCAAGGTACCGACGCAGCAACTCCAGCCGGTCCTCGCGCAAGTTATTCAACTTCCCCTTGGCGTAGTACTCAAGGCACAACTGTTTCGACAGCGCCAAGTCGTCCAGGGGATCGGGCGAGGTATAGTCGCCGTCATCCACGATCCTGTCGAACACGCTCTGGAGATACTCTTCCTCCGCGTTCGCCAGCGACTCAACCTGCTCGAGGTCGGGGAAGTCCAGCAGACGCCGCGCCTGTCGAGGCGTCAGGAAGCCCGCCTGCGCGTACTCCTGAATCGTCGCAAGACGACCCGCAGGATCAGACGGCAGCGAGGACACAGGGTACACCTGCATCACATAGTCCTCGTCGTCCAGCCGGATGTCCTTCCACTCGATCTTGTTGACCGCCTTCTTGTTGGGGACGCGGACCTCGTAGCCCTTGTCGTCCGCAGCGATCATCTTCACGACCTCAATCGACAGTCGCGCCACATCCATAAACATCTGCTCGTACGACTTGCTCGGCACCGCAAGACGATCCGTCTGGATGTCGTTGTACTCACGGATCGCGCGACCGCTGTTCAACCCCTCGGGCTTCAGCGAGGACGCCGCAAGCTGCGACACGCCCGCCTGCTCGTACCCCTTGTTGATCAGCGTCTGGAGGTGCGCGTACACCTCGGGCGCAACGATGGGCGGCGTGACGTACATCGGCGGCGTGCCCGTGTAGTTGATGATGCTGCCCACGTCGTTGTTGAGGTGCTCCTTCACGATCTTGGAGCCGTTCTCGATGAACACCTTGAATGAGCCCATCAGGTGCATCGACCGCTGGATCACCCACAGCAGTTTGTTGATCTCCAACTGAATGTTCTGAAGCTGCTCGGCCAGACCCTGGCCCCAATACCCATACAGACGCGGCGACCACTGCACCCGCGCGAACGGGAAGAACGAGTGCGGCCACGGCTCCATCTCGCCCAGCACCGCGCCGTCAATCGTGATGCAGTGCTTGCCGTCGTCCGCTCCAGGCCCGCTCGGCAGATGCCACGACTCGCGCACCGTGATCATGTCAGCCACGATGCTGCGACCCGCCTCCTCCGTCCTCGACGGCTTCGCCCCGCTGATCTTGTCCGCGTCGTCAGGGAACATATCGAACAGCACCTGACGGTCTACCTGCTTCACGCGATGCATCTGTCGCGGCACGCCGTACAGCGACTCCACGTCGTCCACGAAGATCTCGCTGGACATCACGCGCTCATGGCAAACGCGGTCACCCTTTGCGAACACATGGATGAAGCCGTCGCCCCAGACAGCCGCATCCCGAAACACCATCTTGCCGATGTCGTGCGTCTGGTTCTCGTAGAACACGCCGTCAAGAAACGAGTTCAGTTTCTTCGCCTCGCGCTGCTTGCGATAGTCACCTCCGCTCGTCAAGTAGAACGGCTTGGGCCGGTTGCGCGTGATCTTCGCGCACACGGTGTCCACCACGCTCTGCACCAGGTTGTACGAGATGCGGTCACGCAGCGCCGGCTGCTGCGCCGCGATCTTGCTGAACGACACGCCCGCCATCGTCGTCGGCGCGAGGTTGCCGTACAGACGCGCGCTCACGATCCACTGAGTCGCCCGAAACGACTGCGCGTCACGAATCAGGTTCAGCGTCCCGCTGATCACGTCCGCAGCGTCCTGCCCCTTGAGCATCCACCAGCGGCGCTCCTTGTTGTCGGGCAGTTTCTCGGGAACGCCAGACCGCTCGCCGCCTACCGTGAAGTCGCGAAATTCAATGGGCATAGTGCTTCTCCACGCGGCGCATGATCCGGTTCTTCTTCACGCCGTACAGTTTCCCCAAGATGCGGAACGCTTGCGCCTCGTTCTCGCCCGTCATCTCAGGGAAGAAATACTTGCAGATCTGGCCGACGACGAACACGCGCTCCTCGGTCGTCAGCGGCCCGAGCTCCGCGTACCAAGGCGTCTTGTTCGCTCGCAGCGACTCCACGATCATCTCGCCATGCGCGAACCCGGCCCACAGCGCCGAGCGCCACAGATGCTCACGGGAGTTGGCCTTCGCCCTCTCCTCATCGGTCATCACCTCGTCGCCCTGCTTGATCTCGTCGCTCATAGCGTCGTCCCCGCGTTGCTGGAGCACAAGTCATGCGAGCATCCCATCAAGCAGCCGTCCACGCCATGCTCGGTCGCCCACGAATGTCCGCACGCGCAAA